AGCTCTGGAGGAATGTTTACAATACCCAACACACCATAATCAGGTCTATTTTTCGAAATAATATTCTCAAAAAATATTTCACCATCAATAAGAAATTGTCTGAATAATTCCCAACCATTATGTTCTAAATCAAAATGGGTAATAAACTTATCCCACTCTTTTTGTATTTCTTTTCTTATGTCTTTTTCGAAATTTTTACCTTTTAATGAAAAAACAACTATTTCATCATCGGCATCTTTAACAACACACTCATCACAAATTTCATCAATCGCATCAGATACTTCAGAAAATGCAGCCATTCTTCTATAATCTTGTAATCTGCGGATTTTATCCATATCAATGCCAGCATACATATACTGGTGATATCCTTTATTCATAAGGATTCCGCCTAAATCATCATTATATTCAGGCGACTGATATTGAACTATTGACTGTTGTAGGATTCTTTCATCTTTTGTACGTGTTAAATCATTAAAATCCTCGTATTTTGGATTGAGTTCACTGATTGAATCTATAATTTTCCATGAATATGGTATTTTAGCCAATAATAAATTTGCGAATGATCTGTCTGCTTGCATAAAAATATCCTTTTAATTATTTACCAGTTACAATAAGTAAACACTGGTGCTATATAAATGCCACTAACACTTGGATGTTGCCATTCAACGTAATTATCATGTTCAGAAGACCCCGATGGATATGGGTTTAATGTGGGTCTAATGGCATCAACTGTTAATTTTCCCCACCCTGCATCGTTTGATAATATTATATCAATATAACCCGCTGAAATAGCATTTGGTAGTGTAATTGTTAATAAATTAGGACTTTCAACTGTCCAATCACTACTTAAAATTTCTACACCTGAAAAGCCTGGATAATAGCCTGACAGTTTTCCTTTATAAATTGGATTATAATAATTTATAGCTGAAAATGGATAATTATCTAATGTCTGTAATGAAGAAGTAACACCGTTAATTGTTGTTAACTCAAATACATTGGTCACATAAACATTTTTAAGGTAGTCAAACATTTTACCATACACTTGAATTTCTTTTTGTATACATGGTAATGTTATCCATGGTTCTGCATATGATATTTGAGGTCTTGCCGAAATATAAAAAGCTTCTGTATTATCTTCAGTCTCTTTTGACTTCATTAGATAATAGTCATCAAAAATTTGATCTACTGCTGTAAACGATGTATCAATTTTATAAATAATACCTTCAGGATCTGACGGAAGCTTAAATAACCATCCTTCAATTGTAAAACTTGTATCTGCTACCCATCTATATGCTGTATCGTGTGCTATATCTACTGGAGCATTTATACTAATATCGCCAGACCATATAATATGTGATCTTATTTCTAATCCAGTATAAGGCATCTTCCAACTAACTACAATATATGGATCACAATAAGGAACAAAATTGGTTATAATTTGATCTAGATCTTCTTGAAACCTTGTTATAATAGACATATTAACTGTTACATCAACAGGAACTGGTTGTAATAGCTTTTCATAACCGCTAACCAATGGTGATGTAGTATAATAAGGCCCTAAAAGCTTATTAAATACTCTGTTATTATTTCTTCTCATGCTATTCATCTGAACAGATATAATAGGTAATTGAAAATGTTGAGATTGGTTGACTAAATCATGTAAAACCCTATTTTTAGGGGCATAATAGTAGTTTACGTGTATTTGGTCTTGTGATTCTTTGTCTTTATTATAACGTTTAATGATAACGTCATTAAAAGCGTCCACCAGCTGTGCTATTAGTGTTTTTACTTCAAAATGGAACGTATAGTTTTTCATCTTTAATTATTTAGTATAATATGCACAGAATTAAAGCCTTCTTGTAAAGTAGGCTCAATATATGAATTATCAAATTTTTTCCATACATTTTCCCAAACCGTCCTATCATATTGGCCGTGCGGGTCATTCATTCTTCTATTAACTGATTCTTCCATAGATAATCTAGGTAAAACAATGGCTGAAATCTCATAACCATACATTTTTGCATATCCTATATACATTTTTCTCATTTTTATATTAACATTTGTTTCGTCAACTATTATATTAACCCCTGTTTCCATTAGGTTATCTACAATATAGAATGTTGCTGCACTAACTGTTGGTTCTAATTTTGTGTCAAAAATATAATTGCCATTACCAAACATATATCTGAGTTTATCTCTTGATACAACAGCGTATTCGCCATGTAAATCTTTAACATAAGTAGATTTTCCTGAACCTATATTACCTACCATTATAATACATTTTTTATCATATTTAATGTTATTCATTTAAACTAATCTCTCTTTAAAATGTTTAGGCAATATAGACCAATACTGCTTTAACATATTAAATGCTTGTCCGTCTAATATAAATGTATCTGCTGCATCATCAACATTTCGTGTGCATCTGCCAGACATTTGAATCAGATTTATGAACATTTTCATAATATACCAATTCTTATCTTTCTCTGACAATATTTTAATGCGCTTTGATCCTAAAGGCAAGAATGGTAATTTTACAATTATTTGAAACTCACCATATTTTCCTACTAAGTCTGTTCCAAAGCTTAAACTTGGTGAAACAAGAACTGTATCGTCTTCTCTTGAAAAATGTTCGTCTAAAATTAACTCGTTATTAATGCCTTCTTCTCTAAATAAAAATCTGTCATCGTTTGATTTCTTTTGTATAGCTTCTGTAATTTTAAAATTATGAGTATGTATTATACCTTTTTTTGATTTATATTCTTTACAAATTTCTAATGCTTGATCGACTACTTTTGATATATTTTTATCTATATTAGCATAACTTAAACTATATTTACCGGGGCAATATATAGGTGATTTTTCTGGATCAAATATTGAATCAACTTCAATATATTTGTATTCATTAATTCCTAATGACTTTGCAAATGTTTTATGGTCAATAATAGTTGCAGACATTAAAATTATATGATCAGCATGTTTAAAAATATTTTTTGCCAATCCGTCAACATATAAAGGAGAAAATGAAACCTCTTTACCATCTCTTTCCACAATATATTCTGATTCGGTCCAATTATTTAATATAATGCTAACTCTCTCATTAAGATCTAATAATTTTTTATGCTTTATCAGTTGTGACATTGTCTTATTATTGACTTTTTTTTTCTGTATTGATTTTATTGAGTCGTCAACCTTTGTTTTAATTGTCTGTTGTAAATCACATAGCCAAAGAAACGCTTTAGTTCTGTCTTCACTTAATAATTGTTTTATTGTTATATCATAGAACTTTAATAATTCAAAATAATTAATGTTTAATGAATAATATTTTACTAACTCGTCTTCTAATTCAGATGCTTCGTCACAAATAATTACTTGACGTTGTTTTACATGATCAGGTAAACACAAGAACATGCTATAATTTAATATAGCAAAGTTATTTTTTAACATTTTATCTCTTGCTGTATAATAGGGGCAACATTTATCTGTAAGACATTTTTTTAAGAGTTTAGGAGCCACCATACAAGGAGCCAATTCTGTATTACATTCTTCATCCTCTGAGCACTGATAATTAACTTTACCCTTTAATACAGCTTGATCATCAAATAATTTTGAATACTGATTCTGTAGCTGTTTTGTTACTGTTAAAGTATATGCTCCAAATTTAGGTAAATCTAATATATCATCTGCATATTGAAATTGGCCAAATACATCTTTCGCAAATATACGTTGATTATCAACATAATTTATAAACTTTTGTGTTGGTTTATCTGCTGCATTAGCAAATGCACTAGCAAACATTGATTTGCCAGAACCTGTAGGTGCTTGTAATATTATAAACTTATAACCAGCTTTAATAGCATCATCTAACTGTTTTAACACAGTTACTTGATGATCATGTGGTTTATATTGTTTTGGAAATGATTCAGAAATTAACTTCATTTTATATCAGGCAAGGAATTTACTGCTTTACTAAAATCATCATCTATGACATTTGTTTGTTTTGGTGTAGCTACTGTAATTTCATCTTTTACTTTATTCCAGTCAATACACTTCCTTGAACATTTCGGACATGGCATATAATAATTTTTAATAATTTCTTTGCCTATATAAAACCTACCATAACATTTTTTACATTTAGGATCTGGTTTCTTTATTAAGGGAATTTGAGTATTATCTAAATTCTTAATCTCATCTTCTTCAATATAATATAACTCACCAGAAATTAAACTAAAATATAACTTTAAATTTGTTGACATAATTACCTCCTTTAAATTTTAAATTAATTTAATTATAACATAATAATAATTTTTATCAAGATGCTATGCTTATTTCTAAAATAGAATCATAAAACTTATTATTACAGTTTTTTTGAACACCTGTAATTAAATTGTGTATATCTTTATTATTTTGGGCGAGAGTAATTAATCTATAATCAAAATAAATTAAATTATCATCTTCCCATGACTCTATATTATATGGTATGGGTATTTCAAATTTCTTTAAAGCCCCATTATTTGAGACTGTTAACTCAATATGATAATTATTTTGTTTAAATAAAACCAGTCTTCCTTTTTTTAATTGTTTATTTTTTATTGAAAGACTTAAATTTTTTTGTAGCAATAATTTTAAAATCTTTTCTATCTGTGTATCATTGATTAACATATTAACTCACTTTCTATTATCTATTACCAAATTTAACTCTATCTATAGGACTTAATTTCGCTAGGTAATTTGTAAAGAACATCCAAAACTTGTCCATATCTTCTTTTGTTTTTAATGGCATAACAGATATAATATCGTGTGATTCCATACTGACTGCCCTATAATCACAATGTAAAATATCCCATGCAAAAACTAAATTATAATTATTAGGATTATATGCAGCTACTGATGTTGGAGGATCAAACCTTAATGCAATTTTACCTGCAATATTATTTAATAATGTTTGTGAGTTTGTGCACAACATTCTTCTTGTTGCTGCCATACCAGCCTTTTGATGTCGCCTAACAAATCTCAATTCAATAACATTTTCACTTAATAATTGTTTTAGCCCTTCTCTAGATACTTTCATTTATTAAATAATAATAACCGCCAATGATAACAGCAACAATAATTGATACAATACATGATATTAAAAATGGTTTTATTATATCTTTGTATATATCAATATTATTCATTAGGTTTTTAGTTTACCAAATATTCGTTCCATATTAAGAAATACATATTTCTTCTTACCTGATAATACCATTTGTAGTCCTCTATCAGATGGATAACCTACAATATCACCCACCTTTAATCCAGCTGCTTGTGCCTGAGGCCCTGCTAATTTTACTCTACCTTTACGCCACATTTTTTGTGTAACATCTTGTTTAAGATAAATACCATTTCTAAAAACCTCACCGTGTTCATTCTCGTCAATCACCTCAAGTTGGATTATATCTCCAAATAATGCTTCAAATTCAAAATCACTAGGTACATCAGTACCCTGCATGTCGTCAAGATTTAGTGGTGTATAACCATGTACTTCTGCTTCCTGATTTCTGTATGACAAATTATCCATAATAACTCCTTACTTTTTTAATACTTTCTTTAAATGCTCAATGTCTATATTGAACTCACTAATATACATCTCAATTTCTCTCTCAGAAATTTGATTGGTTTTTGCTAAAAAACTAATAACATTCTTAATTTCTGGGTCTTGTTTTTCCTTGTTCTTCTTTATATACTTAATCTTCTTATTATATGTTTTTGGCAAAATAATTAAAAAATCTTTATACCAATGACTTTTTGTTTGATATATAGAATATAATCTATTTGTTGTTAGGTTTATTATTTTAGCAAAATCAGGAGAATACATTGATAGCCATCTTTGCAACATGTATGGCTGA